CTCGCGTATTACCCGCAAGGGTACTTGCGTCACAGTACCTTGGAGGGGGGGTGTTGTCAGCGTATATCACTTTGCACTTGCCATCGCTCGTTTTAGGTTCTGCCTGAACTTCATCGCATAGCCATCATTTCGAGAGAAGACCACACCCTCAACGAACGTCCCCATCGGGAACTTTGGTGTGTATTGAGCCTTGTCTGCATACTTGGCAACCATCCTGATCTTTTCACCGCTACCCTTTGACTTGCGTCCATAGCGTTCCCAGATGCCCTCGTATTGCTCACCAGTCCGACCACTTGGGATTCCCTTAAAGAACTTACCTTTATCGTCAATCATTTGCTTCAAGACTCCCCTTGGGATGTTGCCGTATTGGTTCAGCTTGGACTGCTTAGTCGCCACAAGGATTGCTTTGCGTTTGGGAAATCTTGTGCCGCCTTGCACCATGAACTTCATGTATTCAGCGCGAGCAGGGTCAATAAACACTGTGGCAATAAGGTCACGTTTGTTCGAGCGTTTGTAACGAAAGCCCTTGCGTGTAAATGGTGTCGCACCACCCTCGAATGTCTCCTGAGTCTTATTAGGCAATACCTTCTGACTTAGGTTGAACGCGATGTCGTTCAGGGTCTTGCTGGCTGCAAAGGGAATCTGATCCTTTTGCACTGTGTTCAAGAATCTGGTGGCCTTGTCAATGTCAACCTTTACATTGATTTGCATGGTGTCTCCAAAAAAAAGAGGGCATGACCCCTCTTAAAGTTCAATGGCAACTGAACGTAATTGATTCTAGGGAGCAAATAAGTTTTGTACATTGGGTTGCCTTTAATTCGAGCATCATTCGTGCTGCAATTTAAAATGGAATATCAGAGTCATCGCTCTGGAATATCGGTTTAATCTTTGCTGTTGGATTATCTATAGCATTATCTTCACGCTTGATCTTTGGCTTTCCAATCTTAATTTGAAACCACCATTCACCTTTTTGTGTCTTAGCTGGTTTGAGGTTGAGATAATGAACATCTCCATTTGGCAAGATAATCTCACCAGAATATGGATAGTGCCAGTCTTCTGTCTTGTCTACGTTGACAAATGCCGATCCATCGCCAGCTCTCTTTTCATATTTTTTGTCGTATGCCATCATCTATCTCCTTTGGTTAAAAATCTGTCCGTTGTGTACAAACCTCATAAAACGCGCTGTAAGCCTTTGGGAAGTGTACAGGCTACCACCCTAGCCACCCATGTTTTTAAAGGGCAGGGCAGTGGCTTCTGTGTGCCTTCAAATCGATTTGTGACTGTCATGGTGTGTTGTGTATTCATCTGCATCTTTTTTAAAACTCTGTTCTGCGTGACCAAGCCTGTAAACGCTGTGAAAACCTTGGTTACGCTGAAGACATTAGGTTAACCTCTTAAAGATTAAAGTATTAAGTTAAATGTTAACCTTATGGTGTGTTCATCTGTTTAGCGTAACCTGCTGGTTACCAACATGGTTACCAACACGATGTTTTCATGGGTAACCTGCTGGTTACCTAAGAACTCCTGTTTTTGAGCATTTGAATGTGTTCTTTCATTGCCCGAACTGTCGGACTCTCAGTCCCTTTGTTTGTGCTTGGGCTGTCCAGTTGAGGCTGCTTGTTGAATGCTTTGCTGATCATCTGGATCACATTTTTTTGTGCTACAACATCTATGCTTTTATCATCAACCTCTAGTTGACTAACATTAGGTTGAGACTCTTCAAACAGCACTCTCAAGGTGTTGCTGTGATTATTGCGATAACCCTTTTTGATTATCTCGATATAGCCTAAGTTTCTCAGCAATATAATCTGTCTAGTAATGGCTGGCCGAGAAACTCCCATGTCTTCAGATAATGACTTCTGACTCACCCAAGTAATCCCTTGCTTGTTGCAATAACTGCAAACAAGGCAAAGAATTCTGAATGAGTTGTCGCTTAATCTCATGTCATTTAATGCCCTGATTGGGGCAATAAAGAACTGCCTAGAAGTCATTTAAGAGTCTCCATGCGGTTGCTGCACAAAAGGCCACTTGCCCGTTGCCAGCGGCTTTAAGTCTGTCCATCCTGTCGGCCACCCCATTAACCATTCGTAGAGGTTCGGGTTTATTGAATGTGGGATATGAGTTCCATTCTTGATTGCATTTTTGTACGCTCCAGAACCTCCGCAATTCCCGCCTCCGCTTGGAGTTGTTGGCGTGGGCCAATTGTCGGGGGGGGGGGGGCGTGAGCGACAATCCAGATTCGATCCCTTTGGTGTTTTGCACCAACGTCTGCTGCTCCCACAACTCCCCATCTAGCATCAAACCCCATTTGGGCAAGATCGCACAAAACTCTGTCGAGTCCTCGAATAGTAAGCATTGGGGAGTTCTCAATGAATGCGTATCTGGGTTGTACTTCGCAAATGACCCTTGCCATTTCCTTCCAGAGTCCTGATCGCTCGCCATCAAGTCCTGCGCCTTTTCCTGCGGCTGACAAATCTTGGCAAGGGAATCCTCCTGAGACAACATCGATTTTTCCTCTCCATGGCTTCCCATCGAATGTACAAATGTTGTCCCAGATAGGGAATCGAGGTAGGAATCCATCAGCTTGCCGTTGCAGTAAAACTCTGCGTGGGTAATCTTCGATTTCAACGGCACACACAGTTCTCCACCCGAGCAAATGTCCTGCAAGGATTCCTCCTCCTGCACCCGCAAATAATGCCAACTCATTCATGCAACCCGTTCATTGTTTCTTATCCACCGCATCCACTGGCGTATCCGCTGCTCTGCGTTTTCTCCATAGACTTTTTCTGATGTAGCTAAGTGCCTGTCCACTAAGGCTTTGTCTTTGTTGCTCAACTCGTAAGTCGTCAGCAACTCCCTTGCTCTGGCTATCTCCAAGATCGTCCGATCTGGCTCCACTGGCCCTTTGTGTTTGTGCTTGTGTGGCTGCCATGTTTTTTTCATCTGGTTTTGGGCAATGTTGAGGAACTTCGACCACACACCACACAGCAGCCCACTGGCCTCGATGTGGGCCTGTCCATCTGTCTATGTATGCGTCACCCATCGACTTAATGGACTTATTCAAAGTTCTTACGTCAATCTGCAATGACCACTGAATTTGTTTGACTGTTAAGCCATCAGACCCAGCCAGCAGTTCTCTGATCTTTTGGTGGTGTGCGTTCATTGATGGCTCCTTGTTCTAATTGCCTGAGCAACGTCTGGCAACTCATAAGCATCACAAAGCCTTGCGCAGTTCTCGCGCTCGGTATTGATTGCGGATTTAATTGTTGAATGCAAAAGGTGCGCTTGGGCTGTCAAATCAAACTCATCCTGAGCCTTTAATCCCGCTTTTATTGCGTCAATGGCAATCTGCCAATCTGCTTGGCAACCACAGCAATCAGGAGGATTAGGGCCAAGCGCATCCAAGGCAATCCTTAGTGCTTGTTCTTTTGTCATTTGTAAGCCTTCATCTTGTCCACCCAGCAGACTGCGCAATACCACCGCTGAGTGCTTGTTTGAACTCCACCTTCTGGTGGTTTCTTAGCCTCACACTTGTGACAATGTTTGTATTGACTGCTATTTTTTAGACTGTTTGGCAGTGAAATTTGGTGTGCAGCAAAGCTCATTTAATTACCTTTAGCATTCGCAGTGCCGACTCAGGACTGTCAATTCGTGCCAGAGTGCCGCCCTTCCAGTTTTCAAAGAAGTCATCCTGTAAAGGGGTAAATTTCTTCTTTGAATTTGTTTTTATCTCCACCAAAAACGTGTGGTTTCGGTAACCGACCAGGAGGTCAACGGGTAAGCCAATGATCCAGACGTATGCCCCCACAGCCCGCAAAGCAGAAACAATGGCCTGTTGGTTAGCGTCAACCCTTGCAGCCAGTCTCATAACAGGCCAGCCTCTCTCATTGCACCCAAAAAGTTTTCAAGCTGAGGGCAGGGGACATCACGAATGATTGGGGCATCGCCTGTCATATAGAGAGCCTCATTGACGATTTCCGATGGCACTGGCTCACCCTTGCGAACCATATTCAAAATGAGGTTGGCTTCCCTGTATGTCATGGGGTGTTGTCCTTGAAATGAGCTAATGCTTTACGCTCTATTTGGTCTAAAAATGTTGTTGCAATGAATGACTGAATGTCTGAATCAGGCCGAGCAACGTAGACAGCCAGCAAAACCATTGACTCATCGATGTCTGGCTCGTATGGATCGCCTAGTGAGCCTCTGGAGCCTTGCTCTGCTGGCACATAGTCAAGATGACAAATGAAATCAATGTCACTGATAGTGATCTCAGCTTCAAATGCACCTTTCGGGCAGTCAGGAATAGGTTTCATTTCATGCCCAATCCAATGAAATAAATGACCATTGCCCAGCAAGCAAGGTTAAAAATGACAAGCAAAGTGAACACAACTCTGTTGCTCATGTCTTGTCCCTTGCTTCCAACATTGCGTCTGCTAACGTATATGCTCGACTAGCTACTATTTCTCTTTCGTTTTTATCCCAATTAAAAAATGTGCCTTCATTTTCAAAATCATGCTTGACCATAAACATGGCTGTTTGAATTGAATGAGCCGCAAAGTAGTCACGCAAGGTCATGCCGTGTTCGTGCTCTGCCAAGTCAATGTGCATGGCGGGGAATGCGTAAGAGTTGTTCATGCTTGTGGCTCAGTCTCAGGTTTAAGGCCATCCAGAGTGCCGTAGCGATACCCCAACTGAACCCTCACAGACTCATCAATCAGGCTTGAAATCGATCTGCGCTGATCCTCTTTGGCCTTAACCAGCAGACTCTTTGTCTCTGGCTTTAATCGCATCAGAAAGGGCTTTGTTTTGGCAATTTTCATGGTGTATGTCTGGAAGATATATCCGCAAATATAGCATTTGGGTGTTGTACAAACAAGCCTTGAGTGAAAATAATTTAAAAAATATGCAATTGAGGCTTGCACAAGTTAAATTGCTGATATACATTTAGGACTTGTACAACAGAGCAGATAAAGCTCAGAAAGCAAAAAATGACCACCCAAAATCGAAAGTTTGTCGCGTATTACAGGCTGTTTGCAAAGGTGAAAACCTCCAACAGCTTGGCTTCGCAAAAGCAAACAGTTGATAAGTTTCTGGTTGAGAACAAAGCAGTTCTGGTTGCTGACTACACAGAGAACGAAACCAAGTTTGCCAAGACTCGCCCAGCCCTTGCAGAGGCCATAGCAGTCTGCAAAAAGAAAAAGGCCAAGCTCCTGATCGCCACCCTAGATAAGCTCAGTACAGATGCAGCTTTCACAGAGGTCTTGCTTAAAGACACCAAGGCTGAATTTGTCTGCGCAGACTTCCCAGCAGCCACCCGTGAGATGCTGGTCATGCGACAAGTATTTCAAGAATGGCAGAACAAAAGAATTGGTGAAAAGACCAAGCTTGCACTGGCCAAGATCAAAAAGGAAGGCAAGATAAAACTTGGTTCACCAAGGCCAGAGATTGGCTCTAAAGCTGGCAATGCAGTCAACTCTGCTAAGGCTCAAAGTTTTGCAGAGAGAGTGGCTCCAACTGTAAAAGCGATCCTCAAAAAGAATCGCAATGCTTACACCCTCAGAGAGATCGGTGCAGTTTTCACAGCCGAGGGGCTAACTACGCCAAGGGGCAACCTTGAGTGGAGTCCAACTCAAGTCAAGCACTTGCTGTCGAGGATTAAATAAATGTTTTATATACAGGAACAGTGTTCTTATAAATGTTCTATATACAGGAACAGTGTTCTTATAAATGTTCTCTATACCGGAACAAAAAATGTGTCAAATGTCCATGACAAAACCATGTAGCAACTTAAGGATATTAAAAGAGTTGTATATCAATGTGTCAAATGTGTGTAAATTGTCAATTCAATATAACTTTAATTTTTTAAATTTATTGATGGATTAGTACCAAAGTTGACAGTGTATTTGGAGATAAAAACAATGAAAAATGAGCCGAATTTTTTTCCTGAGATTGTGAATTGGGCACAGATTTTCCCAAGTTCTGAAGACAAGCTGGGTTCTTATCTTGTCAAGTCAGGACGGCCAATATCGTGCCGCTTGGATTTTCGCATAACAAGTCTTGAGGAACTTAAAAAGTGTGCAGTGATCATTTCTGAACTTAATCAGAAGGTTCAGCACTTTGCATATGAGGTTGAGGGTGATTCAGTCATCAGGGTCATGCTGGCCAGACAATTGTTTGCTGATTCACAGTTCCAATTGAAGTACATCGACAGCAAGGCTTTTCTTAAAAAGGCCAAGGAACAACTGGCAGAAAAAGTCTTTGAAGCAAGAGCCGATAAGTTAGAACAAGCCAAACGTGACCAGACTTCAGCAATGAAAGGTATTGGAATTAAACGCTCAGAAGAGATAGCCCAAGCAAGGGCAAAACAGGACAAAAAGTTGGCTAAAACCAAGCCAGTGATTGACCTTGGAGACTTGGCTTTTGGGCTGCTTTCTGAGGTCAAAAAGCCATCAAAAGTTGTGAGTCTTGGGGTCAAGAAATCGGCTACAGGTAATGGGTAAATAATGACCTTTTTTGAGGGAAAAATGGCATCATTGGCCATCACTACATGTAGCGTTTTGGAGTGAGTTGGGGTTAGGGGTTTGTACTAAGACTTCACATTAACTTGTGTTTTTTAACAAAAAGGGGCAAAAAGTGTTTAATAACAAAGAGCAACTGCAAACAGTTAAAGTGGGTTCTAGTTTTAGAGAACCTCAAGAAACAGTTCTAGGAATAGGCCACTTCATACGATGTATATTAGGTTTTACGGGTAGGAAATCACTACCTATTGGGTTTGCGAAATGTACAAAAGTACATGACTATCAGGGCATCACTTCCCTCGATGTGTTCGCCAATTCTGAGGCTTTTTCTACCCGAAATCAGGGTCAGGAAACTGCCCTCGAAAAACTAGCAGTAGTGCTGGCCTTTGGGTTAGGAATCCTGTTTATCTGTTTTTCTGTTTTGGTGGTTTTGTGATGCAAGCAAAACTTACACCCTACGACACTGGGAAGGTCAAGATTGGCCTTCTTTATCAACGTCCCCAGCAAAACGAATATTCGACAGATCAAGTCTTATTGCAGAAAGCCTTGCTTGGTGAAACCGAGTCAGATCAAATTGATTTGGTTGAGTTAATTGTTTATGCGGCCATTTTGATCATTGTCTGTGGGGGGCTGCTCCATGCAAGTTCTTGAAGGCCAACAAATCCGCAACGCTCAACTGGACTTCTTTGAGGAAAGAGATTCCGAGTTCCTGAGCCGCTGTCGCAGCCTTGCTGTCCAGATAGCCAAAAGACAGGGTGAGGTGTCAATCAATGACATTCGCAAGCACATCACAGTGCCTTCTGGCACACATCCAAGCGTCTTGGGGGCTGTTTTCAGAACCCGTCAGTTTCGCAAAGTTGGACTTTGTGAAGCAACCCATAAAGAAGCCCATGCACGAATCGTGCGTGTCTATGAACTAGCTGAATAAAAAAGGACACATTTAAATGGCTGGAAAACTTACTGACGACAGGGTGATGAGCGCGAGTCGCTTACCCGCCCTGCTTGGGTACTCGAAATATTCGACCCCAAATGACGAATTGATTTTTTCAATGAATTCGATAGACCTCAAGCCAAGACCTAACATCGGGAATGAGGCCATGTTCTGGGGGACAGAATTGGAGCCTACCATCCTCAAAATTGCTTGCCAGAGGCTTGGATTGACCAAGTTTGACACTGACATCAGGAAAGCCTTTGTCCATGAGTCCTTGCCCCTTCAGGCCAGCCTAGACGGGCTTGCCGAGGGTGAGGGGCTTGAGGTTAAGCATGACCCTGCAAATGGGGTCTTTGTAGTTGGCCAACACAGCATTGTTTTGAGGGGAAAAGGTGTCTTAGAGGCCAAGCTCACTAAATCATTTCCTGAGGATGGCTCACCAGATTTGGCAAGAGGGCCAATTCAGCTTCAGGGACAACTGCTTGTGACTGGCCACCAGTGGGGAGCCGTGTGTGTGCTTTATAGCGGAATGACACTGAGAATATTCCTTTTTGCAGCCCACTATGAAACCCAAAAAGTCATTGCCAAGACAGTGCTTGAATTTGATTCAAAACTGACAGCATACAAATCGAGTGGGGTGCGCAACTGGTATGAACCGACTTCAAGTCTTGACTTAAATCGAATGTTTCCAACCTCAGAGACAAAAGAAGTTGAGCTTGGCAGTGAGGCCATTGAATTGGCAACAACAATCATTGACAAAAAGTTAGTCATTAACGCTTGTGAGGCTGCCATTGATGAGGCAGAAATGAAAATTAAGAAGATGCTTGGTGATGCTGAGACAGGCAGGGCTGGTGAAATGATAGTGAGTTGGAAAATGCGTCACTACAAAGCCTCACCCGAAAAACTATCTCCCTCACGAAAAGCATATTCAGTGCGTCAATCAAATCTGAGCATCAAGGGGCTAACAGTATGAATGTCAAAACTATTGAAAAAGCCTATTTGATGGCAGTTGAGGCAATGATGGAGGCAACTCCTGAGATGCCTCGGGAAGTGGCTGAGAAGGCTGTTGAGGCTATTGCAGAGCTTGTGTTGGCAGTTATTAACTCTGAGTTATCAGAAGAGGAGATTGCAAATGCAATTAAGCACTAATCACAGAGGCTTTTCACCATCAAACTTAACTGAGGCCATGACGTTTTGCGAAATGTTAGCCAGTAGCAACATGGTTCCAAAGGACTACATTGGCAAGCCACAAAACATTTTGGTTGCTATTCAGTGGGGCATGGAGCTTGGCCTTGCCCCCATGCAGTCACTTAATTCGATAACTGTTATCAACGGCAGGCCATCGATCTGGGGTGATGCGCTCATGGCATTGGTTCAAAGCAGCCCCGCCTATGATGACATCGAGGAATACATTGAGGATGAAGGCACACCAAACCCAATTGCGGTTTGTGTGGCCACTAGAAAAGGTCATAAGCCAGTGACAGTGAAATTCTCTGTAGAGGATGCAAAAAGAGCAGGGTTGTGGGGTAAGAACACATGGGCTTCTTACCCTCGCAGAATGCTCCAGCATAGGGCGCGATCTTGGGCTTTAAGAACGGCCTTTGCCGATGTGCTTAAAGGTATGGTTTCAACTGAGGAGCTTCAAGACTTCCCAGATGATGCCAAGCCAGTCCCAATGGCCAAGCCAGCAAATCCTCTTGATTTGGTTGCTCCAAAGCGAGTTGAGATTCCTGAGCAGACAACAGACACATTGCTGATTGAGGAGGCATTTAGCCAAAATCAAGACGCTGAGGAGATGGCTGCTGAATTTTCTGAGGTGGAAGAGGCCAAGCCTGTTAACACTACTGGCTCATTTAATTTGTTTGTCCCAAATAAGACTGACCCATATAGCACTTACGAATCGCTTGAGCAATGGGAAGATGCCTATGAAATCATCGCTGACAAAACTGCAAAGGCTGGCAAGGTAGAAGCAAAAACAAGAATGAAAGTTTTGCGTGAGCTTAAAGAGGCTAATGAAGCCACTTTGAAGAGCATAGACACTGTTGTCAGAGCAAGGCACACCAAAGCATATATAGATCGAGTCAAGGCTTTGACCGAGTTACTAAGTTAGCACTTCCAGCGCGTGATTGATATGCTTGATCCTGTCTTCAAGGCCAATAAAGCCACCATTGATTTTCTTGGTCATGGTTTTGTAGTTTCGGGAATCAGCATATTGGTTTAGCTTGTGGGTGTCCCAAAACCACCCAGCAGTTAGAGCCGCAAACATTGGAGTTGCTACCAACTCTGGCTCCATGACGAAATCAACCCCCAAAGCTTGCCCTGCATGGTAATAGTTTGCATGGCCTGTCAACTGAATGCAACCTCTGCCTCTGAAGCGATATCCATCACCAGAAGCCTCATCTCTGTTTCCCATGCGTGAACTATAGACAGTGTTTGCAATCAACTTTGGGTTTCGAGCGCAACTTTGTGCTTTGGCAGCATCAAACCTTTTAGGCCATAACTTCTGCAAAGCCTCTGCCCGATAATTTAGGTTCTCTTCAAGCACTTTAAACTGTCCACACTCATGGCCACATTGACCAATGAAAGCCGCTTGTCTGAGCGAATTGGAAATGTCAAAACGCTCAAAAGTGGCATTCAGAGCATCAACCCACTCAGCACCAATGTGAAGTTGTTTCAGTTGTTCACTGTTGACCATTGATCAACTCCCTCATTTTGTCGTAGGCTTCAACGCAGGAGTTGAGCTTGACGATGGCTTTATCCCCATCGGCTGCGATGTCGATAAGAGCTGATATAAGCGTTCGCTCAGATTCGCTTTGATCGGGCTGGATGGGTTCGATATTTCTTGGGGCAATGGGGGCACTTGGGCTGGCTTGTGGACAACTTGGGGTGGGGATGCGCAACCGACCAGTGCGAGCAAGCTCGTGCATAGCAGACTGTTTCTTAACAATTTCATTTTGAGCCTTTCTGAGTAGAGTTTCTTGATCTGACAATTTGGTGGCCATGTCTTTTTCAAGCACACGCGCCTCATCATTCTTTTTGGCAATGGCAAGCTTCATGTCGTTGTCTCTGTCTGACCAGCCAAAGTGATAGCCACTGCGATAAGTGCCAAACAGCGCAACAGATACGCCAAGAATTAACCAAGGGAGTGGAATTCCAAACATCAAGTCACCTCTTTTCTAGCTAAAGCCAATGCTTCTCGATCCTCGTCAGACTCCAAAAGGTCTGGTGGAGTAGTTGGAGGAGGAGGGGGTGTCCATGATTCGTCAAGGTCTGGATTCTTAAAGCCCATCCAGTTGTAGCCTTGCGACAATGCGCTTGCAGCACTGGCAACAGTCGGTGGGGGTGCGTATGGATTCACTGAGGGCTGGTAAGACTGCACTTGTTGTGGTTGGCTTGACATCATTCCAACAGCAGCACCCACACTTTTTTTGCCAATCACACCACCAATGCCGCCAACTATCAGAAGCACGATGTCGTTGAGCATCTTGGTGTAAGCCATATCAATTGGAGCCATGCTCTTTATTGGTTGAGTCACAAACGTCACAGAGTACAAAAGTGCAACCACAATAAAGCAGAGAATCAATGTGACCGCAATGACCACAAAGCCCCAGACTCTAATTTCTAAATCTTCAGCGTTTAGCTTCTGGCTGTTGTGATTGTTGTGGTGCAATTTGCTTCTCCAAAATTGGTGCGACTAAGTATTCAGGACAAGTCTGGGTAAACAGGCATCGAGGCTTTTGACATTCAGGCTCAGTAAACCGATCAGGGTCTTGACACTTATAGCGATAGACATCTTTGCAGCCTGTCAGCAAAAGCAAGATCAAAAGATATTTCATTTTCCAAGTCCCACTCTGCCAAGCAGTAGGTTTACGATCTTGTCGGAGAGGTCATTTGGCAAAAATTTGAGCAGCCCAAGAAACCATAAAGCCACACATCCATAAACGAATATCTTGAGGCACAAATCAAAGGTCTTCTGATACTCGTTCATCGACCACACCTTCTTGTGGTATTGCAAAACTCCATGAGTTCATAAATACCAATTGCAACCAAGAACAAAACAAATGCAACGCCACCAATAATCATGGCTAACTCATTCATTTCATTTTCTTTAGCCTTGGCAGCTTTCTCAGCCTTCTCTAAAGACCTCAGTTCTCTTGCATCATCGATGTCCATCTGAGCCTGTCGCTCTTTGATTTTGTTCCAAGTCAAAATCTGACCAGAGGTCATAAATAGCATCTTGAGCTCCTCTTCAAAAGCTCTTGCTTGCTCAAGGGCCATTTCGATTTGAAGTGCCTGACCCATGTTTGAGCCTTTGTTTTTCTTTGCCTCAAGCAGGGCTTTTGTGGCAGTTGATTTGGCATCGAACATTTTGCCAATCATTGGAGCCAGAGAGCCTAGATCGTTGGCCACCTTGCTGGCCTTCTTGACCATGCTTATAGCTTGCTGAATGCCAGCAAGTGCTGTCATCGGATCGATCATTTTTTTTCAACCTTTTGCCATTCAAGGCACACAACTTTTCGGTTGTAGACATCACCAGTCCATGCCCATCGGACACAACGATATTCAGTCTTCGCAGCAGTGGCTAAAGTTGTTGATAAAAACATAACAATCAGCCACTTAAAATAAATCAAATGTTACTTCTGGGATTTGTACAATTTATGAAATTTTTTTACTTTTAAAATCTTTATAGATTGCCCAAAGTTTGTGACCAATCAGCAAGACTGTATAAATCAAGGTTGCCCAAAGTACCAACTCGCTGACCTGAACACCCATCACGCTTGCCAGTGAAACTGTGGCTGGTGGGGCTAACTTGGCAGCGATGGCAGTGGTTGTTTCTGTGTTGCTCATCGCTCTTGCACCTCGATTAAAAGCGTCCTGTCCTCAGTCCGGGCAGGGCTGTTGTTGGTCACAATTCTGTTTGTTAAACGATAAGACTTGCCAGCAGTACCACCAGACACCCAAACCACAGTTGACTCTGCAAGATTTGCGCTTTGATTTACAGTAATCGCATCTGGGTTTATCCAACTTGAAGTGACAATTGTCTCTCCAGTTTGAAGCCAATCAGACCAGTCAAATCCATAGTCAAGAACCGCAGTTGGGTCTTTTATAAAATCAGCCATTAGAAACCTCCAAAATTCGATCCTCGTTGGCAACATACATCACCCGTGATTCTAACGAAATCACGATTTCTCTGTTTTCAGCATAGACATATAGTATGTTAGCGGGAGCAGAGACAGCAAAAGCATTTGCACTTGGAGCCGCTGCTGTAACAGTTGCTATTAAAGCCTGAATTGTGGCATTCCCAAAGACTGTCAAATTTGGAACAACCGAGCCGACAGTGTTGATATTTGCAAAGGCAGTGCCATCACCTTGAGCAGTGGCAGTCGGTGCAAGGTTTTGAACCAGAGGGATTGCCACTTGGACAAGTGCAGTGCCAGAAACTACAAACTCAGGCTCATTGGCCGCGACAGTTCCAATCAATGCCAAAGCATTGGCAAAACCAACAGCAGACGCACTAGGAGCAGTTGAGACAAGCGTTCCAATGCTTGACTGAGCATTGCCATCACCAAAGATAGAAACGCTCAAAACGCTTGCTGTGACAGCTCCAATGCTTGCCGATGTGTTGGCTGTGGCAGAAGTCGAGAATGCCAAAACAGTCGCTGTGGCCACTCCAATGGCAGATTGAGCCATTGCATCACCAATTGAGCTGGCTGCTGGTGCAGTTGCGGTAACAGTGCCGATATTTGCTTGGACTAAAGTTGCAGCAAAAGTGTTTGCATTTGGTGCAGTGACTGTGACAGTTCCGATCAAAACCTGAATGTTTGCTTCACCAGTTGCAGTCGCATTTGGTGCAGTTGCAGTGTCTGTCAAGAAAGACGATTGAATCAGTGCATCAGCAGTCTGGGTAGAACTTGGGACTGTTGCTGTGACAGTGGCAATTGCACTCTGAATATTTGAGTCACCAGTTGCAGTCGCATTTGGTGCGGTGGCAGTGTCAGTTATGAAAGATGCTTGAATTAGAGCATCAGCAGTTTGGCTAGAGCTTGGGACTGTTGCTGTAACAGTTCCAATTGTCGCTTGAACAACAACTTCAGGATAAGCAGTAACATTAGGTGCAGTCGCTGTGACAGTGCCAATTAGACTCTGAATGTTTGCGTCACCAGTTGCGCTGGCCTGTGGAGCCGTTGCTGTGTCTGTCAGAAAAGATGCCTGAATCAGAGCATCAGCAGTTTGCGTAGAACTTGGGACTGTGGCTGTCACAGTGGCAATTGCACTGGATGTGTTTGCCTCGCCAGTTGCCGTTGCGTTTATTGCACTTACTGAGCAAGTGCCAATTGTCGATTGGGCTAACGCATCTCCTGAGATAGACGCAGCCAAAACATTCGCTGTGACTGTACCAATGGACGCACTCGCAGTCGCATCGGAAATGCCCGATGTACTGATTGGAAACTCTGAAAGTGCGTAATGACCAAGCATTTTTTAACCTACGGGTGCAACTGGCCAGTTGATTTCCCAAGGAAATCCTGATTGATCTGTGATGTCGCGCAGTGCTTGACAGTAGTCAATCCATTCTTGTGATGGTTGTTGGTCGCTGCGAAATTTCCAATCTGTAGCTGTTAAAAAACACAATCTTTGAGCCTTGACAACATTTGATTGAAATACTGCGCCTATTTCTTTTGCAGCATCTAAGTCTGTTTGCACCACACCAAATTCTAGGGCGGTTTGTAAAGTCATAAAACCATGATTTGGATAATTAGCCCAAGTCAAGTCATAAACTTGTTGCTCGCTTAAATCTTTCATTCCTGTAATTGTTCCCCATGTGTCTTGCAAATAACCCGCAGACAAAACTTTTTTTGTGTCTTTTTCAATGCAGTAATAAATTGTCATTTTTGATGCTCCAGAAGGTAAGTTTTACGATGGTGAAATAATTTTCGATATGCAGCCCGTACTCGCGTAGGAAAAGAAAAGTGATAAATATCAAGGTCATTCTTTGTTGCTGAACCAGTTACAGCTTGCAGCG